CGTTGAAGCTAAAAGCAGCGCCATAGCCTACCACGGTTCCCAGTTGAGATTTCTCAACTACACGTCGCGGTTACGGGCACGATCTCGCCCCCCGTGCATAGGCGGCATCATAACTGCTGAGCGCGTCGAGCTACGCCCAGACGCCCGCTCCTGCTCCGACCGGTCAGTCTCCTGCCGTCGCCTTACATGCTCCGCATACGCCTCGCCAACCATGCGAACCTTCTCGAAGGTCTCATCCCGATCTTCGTCAGGAATCCCAACCAAGTCCATCGCTCTGTCAATCGCCGGAAACTCGATACCCATGGGAGTGCCCATCCCAACAACCCGCATCTGCGATGAGCACGTCGCAAACACCTTCCAAGCAAAGAAGTTGGCGACCATCAAATCAGGCATCTTGCAACTGAAACACGGCGGGTCTCCATGGATCTTCTTTAGAGTGCCCCAGAACTTCAGTTCACAGTAATCACAATCTGGGATCTTCTCATCTAACACCCACAGAGCGTGCTCTTTCAGTTTCCCGCTTCCTCCGCGAGTTGCGCCGCTTGCGACTCGTCTAACGGCACATCCGTGCCACCATCAGCATCGTCCGCGTCATCCTCTTCAGGCTCATCATCCGCCTGAAACCCCAGGGGGTCGGTACAAAGGTTTGACAACCAAGAGTCAATCTCCAATGCGTTCTGGAGCAACGCAACGACATTGGCCTCAGTGCAGACCACTTCCTGGTCGTCAGGTATGCCACCAACCCCCTCCATCGCCACGATCTGCTTCAGCTTGCCGACATCAAGGCCGTCCCACCCAACGATCACATTCTCGGCGTACAGCTTGAACAGCTTCGTCTCGTCAATCCGCTGCTCGCGCTTCTTCGTCACAGCGTTACGGACCATCTTCGTAGCCCGCTCAACCCATCGCTGGATCGTCCGCTTGCTGACATACGAAACTTCCATGTAGAAATCATCGAACGGGACACAATCGACCTCGAACCGCTTGGTCAGCGTCTTGGTCTTCTTGACAGCGTGCGCATTGATCTGGAAACCGGACATTCTTACCTCCTGTATCCCCAATCCTAACTGAACAAGTGGAAAGAGGGGAAGGTCCAAAATAAGAAGGCCCCGCTCCCCATGGCAAGGAAGCGGGGCCAGTGCCCAAGAAGAATGCCGGTCTTCGAGGAACGGATGGCGTGCAGTAGAGCGCGCAATGGGAGGGAGCGAGACCTCCCACCGCCGATTAATACTTAGTGATGGTCTCGTCCGACGTGATGGTACAAATCACATCATAGCCAAGCGTGTCGTGGCGAATAGCACGCCACGGCATGTCGTAACGGATGCCCTGTTCGCTCTCGATGGGCGGCGTCGGCTTGGAGCCACTGTAGCGAACATTCGGGAACACCCAGTCATGGCTGAACGACCCACCGACCATCTTGACACGAATCGCCTTCGCCGTGCCGCCGATGTAGTCGTTATAGAACGTGAAGTCCTTCAACAGCAAGTTGACGCTACCTTCGATCCGGCGACGACCCGCCGGGATGCTGTAGCGCTCATTGGACCCAAGCACGAACGAGTTCGCATCGAGGCCATTCGTGATCGCGAACCGCCCAGCCGTTCCGACGCCAAACTCTTCGCTGGAAGTCCAAGTGTAGCTACCACTGGATTTCCAGTCTTGAACGTAGATCTCCGTGTTGACCGACTCGTAAGGGTCTCCACTTGGATACGTCAGCGGGTTGGTGTACGGCTTGACTGCGGTCGCGGCGGCCTCCGCCTTGTAGACCATGCTGGCCGAACCAGTGACGATACCTTCCTGCGGGAAATCAAATGAGCAGGAGTCAACTCGCCCACCCGAGTACGTCAGGTACGAAGGAATGTCGGTGAACGCTTTCACAATCGACAAACCGCCAGCCGGTAACGATGAGTTACCTGTGATCTCGTGAACGTAAGGGGCCGAGCCAGTCTGCGTGATCTCACTGCCCAACAGATGACGGATCAGCAAGTTGTGGCTGTTCGGCCCCAACTCAAACGTGAAATCACCACCCGGATTGCGGTTCCCCCGCAACAGAGCCTTCGTCATCCGGTCGGAGCGGATAGAAGCCGACTCGAATGAGTTGATATCTATCCCAAAACTCTCGCTGTTGAAGTCGAGCCCGGTCCACGTCGCAGAGGAACTCGGCGTGGTCCCCCACGCCGTGTTTTCCTCAATGTAGACCAGCGCTGACCGCGAGCCTTCTGCTTGTAAAAGCGCCACGGGTTAGTCCCCCCGGTTAAAGCGGTATTGACAGTCCACTTCCATCCGAAAGTAACCATGGGGAGCTTCGTACTCCCTGATCACCCTTCGGACAAAGTGTTGAATTACCAACCTCTGACCAGCGCCGCCATTCGCAAGATCCGCCACCGAAAGGTACAAGTCCGAGTTGTGAGCCTTCATGGCGTCATCAACAAACGACCGAACCCCTGTCCTTAGACTACTCGCTGTGGTCGCGTAAAGGAAGCCCTCAACAGCATAAGACAGATCCGACTGCGAGTCCTGCGCCGTGAAGTACGAAAAGTCCTCGGTCAGGTCCGTAATCTTCACGATGGCCCCAGTCACATCGTTAGGACGGATCACATCATCACGCTCATGAACCAAGACAACCGTGGTGGTGTACCCGTTGGCAGGAGTGATGTTCGCGTAATTTGTCCGAAGGGCGCGCATGATCGCGTCAAGCTGCGCGGTGTAACTGGCCATTTATTGCGACTCCCAAGCGCGAATGACCTGTGTCCCCTGCGAGATCGTTGCAGCAAGCGCGACCCGCCTCAGTTTGCGAGCCGTCTCGGTCAGCATCCCGTAAGCCTTGGTGCCAGGATGACTGACACCATCCGTAACCACAATCCGCGACCGGAGTCTGCCGACTCGGAACACCAACTTAGAATACCGGCGCGGCAAAATCCGATGCGGCCTCGAACCGCGATCCAAGATCGGGATAATGTCTGCGTAAGTCTGCTGCTTGTTGTTCGCGTTTAGCTTGGGTCGCCGTTTCCCTGAGAACGCCGATCTGTACCACAGCTTAGTGTTGGCCTTACGGTTGAAAACCTGGGCGTTGAAAGACCAGCCGTCGGCGGTTCGCCGATACTTCCCGGTGTAATCCCACCCGGCCTTCAAATTGCCAGAACCGGGGGTCGCTCTTCTCACCTCATCGGTCACATATTGCATGATCGTGCGGAAGTTCTTAGCCCGAGATTTCGGCTTAGAGGCACGAATCGCCGCCGTAAACGCCCGCTTCGTTGCAACGAGACCATCAACCTTTACGCCGACAGGTGCTGGCATCAGATCAACTCTTGCAACTCGATTTGGAACAGATCCCAATACCGAGACGCCAAGTCATCCCACTCTTGGCTCTTGTTGGCGTCCTGAATACCGATCTGAGTAAACCCCTGCCCCGCACCACGGGTCCGGTTCGCAAAGATCCGGGCACAGTAACTGGCCGAGAGATAGATCAAGGCAAGCTCGTGCTCGATATCGAGGTTTGTCACCCCACCAGCGGTTGACGAGTAGATGTAGCGAATCGTCAGCGCCGATGTCGGGACCGGATACAGGTAGATGCTCCCGTCGATAACCTCCCAGCGGTATCGGCTCTCAATCTGAACCTCTTTCATGTCCGCGATCAGTTGATCAGAGCGCCAGTAGTAGCCCCGTGTACCTGTAGCCGCCGCAAGTGAGCTGCCCGGAATTTGACCAAACTGACGCGCATACGGGTCAATGTCCACGTCAGAAAGCCCTGACGGGTTCCAGAACACCTCCTGAATCACCACATCAGCGGGAACCGCATATGTCTGCTGATCCGCAACGGTCGTAAAAGTTCCGACCTTGGCGTCTTCGCCCGTACCGTTGTAGGACAAGTAACGGAGAATGCGCCGCGCTGCGAATTCCAGATTGGTGTCCAGAATCCCGCCCCCGGTATCAGGCAAATCCTGAGCCGGTGACCCAAGCTCCTCGAACAGCTTGGTCCGAACATCGGAAAGAACAAGCGCAGTGTCGGCCATCAGCTACACCTCTTCTTCGGTGTACCCAAAGACATACACATGCAAACGGGTTGTACCCAAAGTGTTGAGTGCGACATCCGTCAAGTAAAGACCTACGTTATCGGGGCCTTCGTTTGACGTTACTTCGCCAAACTCAAATGTAGCGGGGTATCCGTAGGCAATCGCAGTCTTGATCGCGGATTTATCGGGGTCACTCGTACCGGAACCCCAATGAAGCTCAAGGATCGCACCGTCGGGATCGTTGTGGGCCATGAAAGCCTTCGTAATCCCAAGTCGCTTGCCAGCACCCGGTGCGGCCTTTAACAATAAGTTAGACCCCTGCTCCTGACCGCGATGAACAGCTTTCCAATGATTTCGGCTAATTCTGGGCATTCCTACGCTCCCACGACGCCCACCACCATCATCAGTTTACCCGCCGGGTTCTTGAAAGAGAAGGTTCAAGAGCTTCTCCTCAATCCGCGCAGTCTCCCGCTTCAAGTCTGCCAACATCCGATCAAGGCCCGCGTGAGAGATCATGAGTTCCTCCATCTCACGCACCGTCTCAAAAATGTCCTTCAGATCCTTCGGCGTCGGCTGGTAACCGTCGTCATTCAGCACCCGGTTTTCCCAACGCTCGATCATGACGAGCGCAATCTTCTGAAGCCGCGTATACACAGCCTCAGCGACCTCACGCCGCCGCTGCGCGATTCCGGCAACAACTGAGTCGGATACAACTGACTCGGGGGGCACCTGAGCCTTGCTACTGCGCTTTTTGGCCACGCTTCCACTCCACCAGTTCCATAACCGCCCTCATGGACGCCTCGATAAACGTCGCTTCAGGTGGGTCTTTCACGCACTTGTAAGCATACTCACACCACGACGCCGCTTCGTAACACGACTCAGGGCAACCAACCCACTCCCACATCCGAAGCCCACGAATCCCTTCAGGGTAGTAAGGGTGCATGTTGATTTTGGTCTCAGGGGGAGTCGGACCAAACCAGACGACAGTTGGAATCGGGATACAGTGCCCCATCCACATCGCACCGGAGTCCATAGAACAAAGCACGTCACAGTGCTGCATGAGCGCCATCGCTTGGAGCACTGTCGATTTCGGAAACCCCTCGATACCGGGACCCCTCCAGATATACGCCGGGTCATGCTCGATCAGAATCACCTTCGCGTCATGCTCCCGCACAAGCATCTCGGTGAACTTCGGAACGGCCCCTTCCTTCATGTTACGCGGCTTTTGAACGGCACGCGCCGCTACCGCCACGACCGGCTTACCCTTAGCCGCGTGCTCTAAGACGCCCCGCGTGTCGAGTTCGCGATATGCCCAGGCGCGATCTGTTTCTGGGATCGTCAAGTCCCAAACCGGCTTGAGTACGCTCATGTCCAGCAACTCCGGCTTAGCGACAAAAAAGTGCTTCCACGCACGCACCACGCGGTTGATCTTCGCTTCACCAACATTGTGATCACGCTCCAAAAGACCATCGAGATTGACGAACCCATCAACACCCTCAACATCTACGACCTTACATCGCTCGGACAACACATCTCGATATGAACCGGTGGCCCGCAAGACCTCAACGTACTGATCTGACACTTGGTATGTGATGGCGTACCGACCAGGGTAAGCCGCCATGACCCCCTGAAGAGCGCCGTGTGTGCTAAGCACATCTCCGAGCGCCACCCTCCGCCGGACAAGCATATGCCGCTCACCCGGCTCATCGAAGTTGTGAACGCCTTGGTGAACCCCGACTACCCAGTCGTTGTTAGGCGTGAACAAATTCGCAATATCGGGCTCCAAAAAGCGCGGGACACCGTGCTCGAACGTCATCGAAAGCCCGTGCTCAGGCCAACGAGCGTTAACGGTTCCGAACCGCCCAACATACATCACACCGATTAGAGATTTGTCCACAGAGTCATTCCGGTGCAGGCCACCCAGGCACCCCAAAGCCAAGCGGCCACAGAACCCGGCACAGTCTTGGGACGTGCGCCGCGCCCGGTTCGTGATCAACCTCGAAATACCCGGTGAAATCCACTACAAGGCGCTCTGAGGTACTGCGCTTCCCAATGGAATGCGGGTGAATTGAGACCTCGTGCTGCCCCTGAATCGCAGGGTGGAACCTCGTATGAGTCATCAACTGAACCTGCAAATCGGGCATCGCACGCTTAATCATGCGGCAAGCCGTAAGCGCTACTAATACATCTCCCAATTCACCGGGACGAACGATCGACAGCACCTTAGCTTGGCGCACCGCTTTCTTGAGATCAATGGCCTCAACGACCCCCGCCATGGGTCCGACTAATGACACGGATTTACGAGTATTAATTGCCGCACTGTTGAAAATCTGACCGGGACCAAACGCCGCCGGGCCGCCCGGACACGAGATCCGAACTTGCGTTCGGGCAACCACCTCCATCCAAACCCCTTCAAGCTGCTTCATGGACTTCGTCGGCTACGAACTACCGCTACGAACGTGAACAAGGTTAGAAGTGTCCCCGAGAGAAGGCCCCATCTCAGCCCCGTAAACGCCCCAATCGTGCAGGGCAACAGCAACAATAGAATCAGAAGCACGATGCCCTCGGGCTCCCGCGAACGGCGGCTCAACCGAGCCACGCACGAGGCGCAGAACGGTCCAGGGAAACTCGGCTCAAGCGTGTCGTCACAAATCTGGCACTTCACATACATACCCGGCATGGTTCCTTCTGTCATGTAAGACTATAGCCCATTGGAATGCAAAAGGCCCCCCGATGCCAAAGCACCGGAGGGCCTTTTTACACCAAGCCGATACCAGGATCAGGTACTGGTGATGACCACGCGAGCGTACATGTCGCCGATGACCGCCGTGCGGGCGAACCGACTCATGATGCCGCGCTGGTTCATGAACGTCACCGGGTTGGTGAAGAGCGGAGTGCGGAAGAACGGGATGTACGGGGAGTACACGATGCCCGCCTCGAAGAACGCATTGCCCTTGTAGCCCAAAACGATCACGTCCTCGTCGAACCACGGATCGACGTACACATAGAAAGTGTTCTGGAGAGTTCCGAACAGGCGGCGGCCACCGGTCTGGATCTGAAGGTCATTGCCCGTTGCGTTCGACTGAAAGCCGTTCAACTTGCGGATGCGTGACGCCGTGTTGTGGTTGCAGAGCAGCCACGTCGGGCGGCGGTAACGAGCACCCTCAATCAGGGCCGCGCCGTCTTCGATCGCGTCCCAAAGAGTCTCGTCCCACGCCTTCTGCTCGGACGGAACCGCCCCGGCGTAGCCGTTCTTGTTCCAGTACGTCACGCCCGCGCCGCTGTCACGGGCGGTGGTGCGGATGAACTCGATCAAGGTACGGTCGATTTCACGGGTGATCTCACCAGACGTAGCCGCCGAAAGCTCCCCGTCCGCGTCAAGACCGTGATAACTGCGCAGATCCTGCTGGACCTCCACACTCCACTCAGCCGCCAACTTCTTGGTGATGCTGGTCACATCAACGCTGGAGATGTCCAGGTTGATTTCACGAGCCGTGGCACCTTCAACGATCGCCTCGTTGGTGTTGACGCCCGCGTTGCCGGTATAGCTCGCGTAGTCGCGCTCACCGCTGTAGTCCCATGCGGAGTTGTCGTCCACACGGTCGTTAGCGTCCACGTTGCCACCAGCGTTGGCGTCGTACTCGATGTCGAGATAGAACACCTTACCGGTCGGCTGGGAAATCGGCTGAACCGAAATGAGATCCGTGGCGATCATGCGCGGGAAAATACGACGCACCATGCCCAGGCTCTGGGTCGTAAAGACCTTTGCCGTGGATGGAGTCGAGCCCGTCGCCGTATAACCCATGGTCGTGTCTTCGGTCAGGGACGACTCAAGATCGCCCATGAGACCCTCGTACAGACCCTGTACGGAATCCTGGTGCGCCATCGCGGTCCCATCGCCGCCTTCGATCTCGTGGAAGCGGAGCATCTGGTCAAGACAGTTCTCAACGATGATCTGCTTCTCTGCCACCGCAGCGGCGTCTGTGCGGGTCACCCCCGTACACGCTTCCTTCAGGTTCTCAGTGAGGAAACCCCACCGCTCCTGACGATCAGCGTTCGGGAAGGGTGAACACCCCGAGCCCCTATACAGGCCCCTTGCGTCCTTCAGCTTCATGGTTCCATGTCTCCTTGCGTTCGACGTTGCCGTCAGGTTTCTGATTAGCCAGCAAGAGTCTTAAGGAACTTCTTCGCGGTCGAAGTGCCCGACTCTTCCACCTTGTCACTGTTCTTGGGCATCGCGCCCGGCGCAGGGTTGTCGTCCTCGTTGAGGTACGTCTTACCCTTGCCCTTAGGGGCCGAGATGCTCTCAGCCAAGGTATCGAAGCGCGCCTTGATGGCGTCCTTCTTGGCGTTGAACGTGTCCATGTCGGAACACTCCCCAAGCAAACTCTCGGTGAGAGCCTCGCTCAGAACGTGGTCCTTCGAGAACTCGGACACAGCCTCTTCAACCTCGCTGGCCGCATCCCGCTCACGCAACTTAGCGTTGGCGGCTTCGAGAGTCGCGTTCGCCTTATTGAGCGATGCGATCTCATCCTTCTGGGCCTTGATGACCTCAGCGGCTTCACCTTCGGCCAGGACATGGTCTTCCAAAAGACCGGCTTCCTTGGCCGCTTCGAGCACGACCGCGATGAAAGCGTCCTTACCGAGCGCCATCGCCGCCTTTTCCTCGGAGAGAAGAGCGCCGTCGTCCTCCAACTCCTCCATGATCGAAGCGCGAATCTCGGCTTCCTTCTCAGCGAGCATGTCACCGAGCGCCGCTTGGATCGCGGCTTCATCAACACCCGCGTCAGCCTTCGCCTCCGCCAGGAGGGCAGCATAGACCTCCGGGTGCTCTTCCTTTAGCTCCTTGAGCGTCATCGTCTCTTCCTCCTGTAGGGACTCACCGAACTCCCGTTCAATGAGATGTTGCTCATACTTGATCCGGCTGGAGACCGCATCTTCCACCGATTGGTCGATCACGATGTCAACAGTACGCATCCGGTAATCTTCGTTGACCACCTCCAGTTGCTCTTTCGGGTCCGCGTTGGTGACGGGCACAGTGCCTGCGGCTTTCAAGGACACGGAACCACGGCCACGGCTGGATGACCCAACCGCGCCGCCAGCATCTAAAATCGCCCGGACCTGCTTGCCAGCATCGGTCTCCATAACGATTCCACGGGCGCGTACCGCACCGTCTTCGTCCATCTTCATGGACTTCCACAGGATCGCCTGTCGAAGAACGGAGGGCGCTTTTCCCGGCTGCGGGTGATCAGCCTCGCCGTAGGACGTGCCTTCAGCGATGTGCTTTTGGAAGCTCTCCACCTCGCGCTTCAAAAGAGCACGCGGGTAGACCCGCCCATTACGGTTCCGGGTATCGGCCCGCTGGACGATGGACTCAAGCCAAAGTTGCTTTTTGCCAGTCTGCGATTCGAGGATCTCCCAGGAGATGTCGGACTCGCTGGAGTCGAAAACCTCGACCAGTGCAGACGGCTTATTTTTGAGCTTCGTGGTCACCGGATTGTCCGGGGAGCCACATAGGAGAACTGGGAGGTTCTTAACCACGAGATTAGCGATGATCTGGCGAACGGTCAACTTCCAGTCGAGATTTCTCAACTGGCTTTTACAGCGGGGTTCGCTCGGTTTTATGAGTACGCACACGGCCACAGCGCCGACAAGACACACCCTTAATGGTCTGAGGCTGCCCAGAAGCCCACGTCTTGACCACATACGGCATCGTATCGTGCCCTTTACGCCGATCACGAATGACCAGACGCCTCAGCCAGCAGATCAGGAATCGCCAGTTGACCCCACCCGATGGCGTCTCAGACGAAATTGGCATGGTCCTGATCAACGCACCAGTCACTGAGACCGGACCCGAGGTCCCCGCCCAGGGGGACCGCACCGGTCGCGATCCCCTCCAGCAGCTTGTTGGTCTCGGGGAAGACACAGCCGGGGCACTGGGCGCTCGGGTCCTTGATCAGGGAGCGGATCGGCTCCTGATAGATCTTGTCCACCTCGTCCCATCTACAGACCCGCCACGGACTTGCGAACTTATGGTCGGCGGTCTCATTGAGGACGCACGAGTCACAGGGGTAAACGTAGCCGTCCGAGTTAAGCACCGGATGGACGTAGCCCAGGTAGCACTTACTGGGGGCGCTCGGGGGCTTGTACTGGACAAATACGGGAGCCGTCGGCTTGCCCTCATTGATCACGTTGGCCATGCCCTGAAGCAGCTCCACCCTGTCATTGATCTTTCGGGGTTCCAGGCAGTTCGGCAGCAACCGGATGTACGCCGGATCGTGCTCCTTGACGATATTGCCGATCTGGTGATTCAAATCCTCCACCCGGTCTAAACCCCATCGCACCGGGAGCACCCGATCCTTGGTAACGATGTCCTCGGGGCGGGAGACCTTGCCGTGATTCTTGTCCAGGGGCTCCTCGTAAATGTCATGCAGTACATAGCTGAACCCCAGCCGGACGTGCCCCGCCAGATCAGGGACGTAGACCTGATTCTCCCGGTGATCGAGTCCTGACATCGAGATTCGGACCCAGGTGAGCTTGTCGAGCGTCTCGGGGCGAATGCCCTTCCAGGTCTGCCGCCCGTCGGCGACCTCCTCCAGAGGGCGACCGTTGGTGATCAGGCCGATCTCAAGCCCCCGGTTATGGATGGCGGCGACCAGATCGTTGAAGTCAATGGCCCGATTCGCGGGGTCCTTCCACAGGATCGGGTTGCCGCCGCCGGAAATGATGACCGCCTTGAGCCCCCGCTTCAGCAGGATGTCCAGGTAACCCATCATCACGTCCATGGTCAGCGTGTCGCCGTCCCGCGTCTGGACTGAGCAGAACGCACAGGTGTGGTTGCAGATGTCGGTCGGCATCAGGTGGGTGACGATCGGCTGGCCCTGACCATCCCGAAGGTTCCGCATCGCCTCCTCGTGGGCGAAGAACTTGGCCCCTGTGCTGGTGTAACTATCGGTCAGGTTCATAACCCCTCGTTCTGTAGCACGCGCTCGACGTTTCTTCTGAGAAGATCATCAATCCCAGGCCCATGATACCCGCTCCCACTTCGGAGGTGCATCGCCTTGGACTCGATAACAGAACCAGCCGGAACCACCCGCCAGCCACACCACGCCACATTGAGCTGTAGAAGCTCGCCAACGTCAAACCCATGAATCGGCAGCCCCTCGTGCCCACCCTTCTGATAAGGCCAGCCATCTTCAGGATTGACGGGTGGAATCGCAATCCGATATTCACCAGCGCGGTCGCGTAAGTGGTGAGGATACGCCCGCATCGAAGATATGTTGCGGAAGCCGACGTGCGTCTGAGCGTAGGCGGCCCGCCGAAGCAGCATGATCGGGTCATGCGCACCGATCATCCCGATATTCGCATCGCCGTCAGCGGTATCCACCATCCAACGGATGAGGTTTTCGCGAAACAACAGGTCGAAGTGCGAGATTACGATGTACTCGCCGACCCCGCAGTTCGCGACCATCCACTCACAGATCAGCGCGGTGTTGGTGTCGGTGTATCGCGTGATGTTCAGGCCACTCGGACTATGGAGTGCTACGGGAAGCACCGGACGATGCACATGTACCTGAACCGACATCTTGGATGCCCAGGACTGGGCTATCTGAACATTCTGATCCGGGTCACCGCGCTCCGGCTCCCCCTCGGTAATCACGAGGTGAAGATCAATCCGTGACGACGATGTGTCCTGGGCCAGCAGTCGCTCAAGGCTCCCAAGGCACATCCTGAGCATCGGATCTACCAGGGGACCATTGATCGCGATACAGACATCAACCCGCGAAGACAAACAACGCCTCCCCACCAGGGGCCTTCCCCCGCGCCACGGTGTCGTAGACCGTACCGCCCAGCGCTTCGATATGAGGCCGCCACTCAAGCAGGTTCTCACGCACAGGGGCCTGACGATCAAACTCCTCGATCACATACAGCCCACCCGATGCCAACATCGGCAGCATCACGAACAACGCCCGTAGGTTGTCATCCAGTTTGTGTGACGCATCTTCAACTATCAGGTCGAACGACCTACCCGCCGCCACGCGCTGGAGTGTGGCATGGTCTCGCATGTCACCAACATGCAGCTCCAGCCGATCCGCCGTCGTGACACTTGGGTGATTGCACGGCGCAAGATCCAGCCCGACGATGTGTGCTGACGGGAAAATGTCACGCCACGCCAACACGCTCCCACCGTCTGCAACCCCAATCTCCAACACCAGTTGGATCTCATCAACCCGATCACTTAGCAGTCGCTCGTAAATTGGATCGTAGGCGTGGAACGTAGACTTGTCTGATCCCCAATATGCGAACCGCTCCCCCATCCTGGTGGAAGCCGCAAGTGGATGATCCTCGTGCTGCGAGCCGGGCTGTAACCACATCAGATCGGAACCCCCGCTGACCTGTAAATGCCAAGGACCGTCTCCACCCCCGCAAGCTGCTCTGGCTGCACATCACCACCCGTCAGCCAGTCCCTGTAATGCCACCCGTACCGTTTCATGAGATCAACCGCCTGCGCCTGCAAATCAGCCGGGACCACCTGCCGCCAAATCGCGGCCTCCCGCCGAATCCAGGTCTCAGCATACCGCCGGGTCGTTTCGTCGGTCACATCCCGCTTGACCATGTCAAGTGATCGCGTACCGCCCCAGAAATGAACCGCGACCGCTTCAGAGGCGCAAATAGCCCCCCAGTCGTCACACGGGGGCGGGGCCTCGCAACCATAAAACGTCCCCCTGGGAATCCCATCAGCGTTGGCGGTCACCGCAACGCACCGCTGCGCTCGATGCCCGTGCTCGACCGCCCAGTGATACAGCGACTGCCCCGGTTCATACCACCCAGGCCCCTTGCTCTGGCCAGATGGTCGCTCAGTTAGAACCGTGCCCTCGGGCCAGCCGCGCACCTCCGCAAAGGGACCGGCGATGCTCTCAACATACTCAGCCGGTAGGTAATCCTTCCAAAACCGCCGCCTGTCGAGGCACTCGGCCTTCTCAAAGCGATCCCCCCACCGCATGACATCCATGCGGTTCTGACGGCACCACTTGGACATCGCCCGCAACACTTCCCCGTCATACAGGGTACAGCTCGGGTTCAGGAACTGCTCATAGTGCCAGTACCCAACCCCGAACACACCGGGCTCCATCTGCCCCGTGAACCACTCCAGCCATTTCGGGCTGGTTGGGCACACATCGGTTTCCATCGCCATCAAATAATCGAAGTCGATCGTCTCAACTACGAAATCAAGGGCTGAGCCATGAAACGCCTCCGGCTTGGTGTTGGTCACCACCGTGACACCATCACCGAGCCGCGTATCGGTGACCCCGCGAATGGCCGGACTCCACTCGGAGTTGTCCACCACGATGATCTCGGCTTCCCAGCCATCCGCCACCGGGGGATACTTGGCCAACGCCGCGACCGCCGTCTGGGTCCAGAGCCAAGTATGCGAATGGGGAATGGCCACCACAACCTTCTGGGTCATACCTGTACCCCAGCGCTCGCTGTTGCACCCTCTGGTCTCTGCTCGACCCCCAGGCAGTAACGACACACCTGATGATCGAGCTTCTTGTCGGTCACGTCAGCATAGAAGCCGACGAGCTTTTCGACCATATCGGCGGGGTCGTCATCGAACACGTTGCCGAAGACAATCTCCTCCTCCAGGTCCATGCAGCACGCGATGACGTTACCAGTCGCGCCGAAGAACATGTGACCAAAGTCGCCGTAGGGGCAGGAGAGGAAGTGAGAGGCACCGGGCTCCTCGATGCGACCAGTCCACGGATTGATGTGAGCGTTGGTGTGGACCACGAGGTTGGGGAACTGGCTGGTCCAGGTGGCCTTCCAGGCGTCGAGCTGCTCCTGGGTCATCGGGCGGATCAGGTGGCTGACCAGGATGACCTCCACGTTCTTGGCGTCCGCGATACAGGTACGGAGGAGCTTGTCGGCCTCGGTGTAGTCGTTGGTGGTGCCGTCGTGGTTGTTGAAGTGGAAACTGACCAGCATCCGCACCTTGTTCGGGAGGCTCTCCAGGAGGTCCCAGTGCTCGCGCTTGAACTGGAGGCCGTGCGTGTAGATGTCGATCTTCAGGCTCGGGTCCTTCTCAGCGACCATCCGCAGCATGTCCGGCAGCCGCTTGTTGAGCCAGGGCTCACCGTCCTTGTGCATGATCACCGTCGGAGGACAGTGCTCGTTCATGTGCTTGTACGGGATGACGTACTTGGTGAGGATCGCCTCGAACGTCTCCAGCTTCATCATCGTCCGAGCCCGCTCCATGGTCCAGTTCGGACACTCCGGGCACGTCAGATTGCAGAAGCTGGTGGTCTCGATTTGGAAGTTCAATTTGCGGGTCCCCAGTCTGAGCGGTCAGCGAGACGGCGGTTGGAAATGATGCCGATCGCATCAGTCGCCACCGCCCCGTTACCACGGGCTTCACCATACTCGGTCGTGGCCATCGAAAGGTCCAGGTCAGGGACCTCTTCGGTCCCGGGTGGGTGCTCGCACGGGGCCTCCATGGCGATCGTGATGCCACCCTGAAACCCGACAGAAATCTCCGACCAGCCACCACCTTCCAATAGCTCCCGAAAGACCTGAGCCCAGCACCGTGGGCCGTGGATGTCACGGGTATTGTCCACCGCGATCACCCGAGCCCCGAGCGTCAGTGCTTGGTTCACGTCATGGACACAGGCGCGGCGGCTGTGATGGGCGTCGATAAACGCCATGTCCACCTTCTTCGGCCACTGCACCCGGTGACTCTGCCCCTCGATGATCTCGACCCGATGGGAGACCCCGAGCTTGCTGAGGTTGTCCTCCATGTGCCGACGACGCTCCAACGGGTCGCGACCGTACTGGTGCTCCGCCGAGAAGTCATCAATACAGAAGAGCGTCCCTTTGTCGTTCTCGTAGAGCGCTCTGGCCATCCAGGCCGCCGCGTAGCCCCGGAAGCTGCCAACCTCGACGACCACGTCGGGCTCCAGCCAGCGGATCAGGCCGTGGAGAAGGCGGGGATGACGATAGTTCCAATCATGGAACAGGGTGTCAACGTCGGTGTGGAAGTCCCCGGTCATGGTGCTTGATGTGCTTCCTGATCGGGCTCGGAGACCTTGGACTGTTGCTCGGCGGCGATGGCCGCATGAACGTCGGTCATGTCGATCTCGTCGGTCGAAAGCCGATCATAGATCATGATGTCCTGCTTGCGCTGCTCCGGCTCCATGGGCTTGTAGAAACAGTGGAAGTGGTCGTGGTACGGGCCGTCGTGGGTGGCGTTGCCGTGCCACGCCCGAGAGCCTCCGACCAGACCCTCGTGCATCCGGTGACCGACGTTGTACCCGATCGCGCCGTTGTTGCGGATCACCCGACTCTGCCAGTCCGCGATCTCCCACCAATTCTGGGTGGGGCGCGTCCACGAGTGATCGAACCAGTGCCGCCGACAAGTCCGAATCACGTCGAACTGATCGTTGCTGATCAGATCCTTCATGATCGCGCCCTGGTTCAGGAACGAGCCCTGGTCGCCCACTTCGAGCTTCGGGTTCTCGTGCTTGGGGTACACCTCGGACCCATGGCATGAAAGCCGTGGGACGACCGGATAAAACCGCTCATCGGCGTCCATGATCATCACCCACTCAGTGCTGCACTTCCGTACAAGATCGGTGCGAACCTTACCGAACCCCTCGTTGATGTTGCCGAACTCCAGCCTGACGCCCCATTTCTCAAGGATCTCGATGGTGCCGTCGTTGGAGTACACCCCATCCGGGCCAGTGTGATAGAAGACCATCTCGTCGAAATACTGCGAGGCGGTCTCCAGAAGGCCGTGAACAGCGTTGCACTCGTTGTAGATGTTGCAGGCCATCCCGATACTTGGCGGCATCAAATTCTCCTGAGGGTTAGGAACCCGTTAGCGTCTGGATACTGGGCGTAATTGTCTTTGACGCCGGGGATTCTAAGGGATGCCTCAATCGAGAACATCCCGGCGTTCTCCAGTGACTGGGTGTGGCGCTCGAACAGCGCGACCCACTCATGTATAGGCCACCGGATGTGGTGTGACTGGTCGCGCTCGTACTCGGCGCAGACGTAGGGGGCCTGGGGGGATCGCGAGAGCGGCACCACGACGAACACACCCTCGGTCACCCGACCCATCAGGTTGCGGGTCACGTTCTCGATGTCGGTGAGCGGAACGTGCTCCAAGACATCCTTGGCAATGATCCAGTCGTAGATCACCGTCGGGAAGCCGCCGACCTTGACGTGCTCCTTGACCTCCAGATCACAGTTCTCGATCGCCCAGGCCGAGATGTCGATCCCCTCGGCTGGGTATCCGAGGCTGCGGAGCGCCTTGACCGTGTAGCCCCGAGCGCACCCGTAATCCAAGATCGACTC